GGGCGGGGGGGGGGGCACCCTTGGAGCCGACCGGGGGGCCAAGGTCGCGGGGTCGCTGCCTGATTTTTTTACATTTCACAGAAGTCAGCTCCCGCACAACGCACAGCGCACTAGCGCACCGTGCACCGTGCACCTCAGCACTCCGCACCAGCGCACAACGCACCGAGACAGGGTTCGCGCGATTTGTAACTATGCCTACGTGTAATAGATCTTGTACAAGAGGGATGAGGACCACAGGGGCCACAGGGTACTGGCGCCGGTCGGGACCTGGCTCGCTCGAGTCTCCTGCGCACCTGCGCACAGCGCACAGCGTAAGCGGCCTGACCTGCCAAGCCGGGCCCTCGCCGGGCGCTCACAAGGGCCACAGGGTGGTGGAGCCCACAGGGTACTGCGCACTGCGCCCTGGCCACTGCGCACTACGCCTGGCCGGGGTCCTGTGGTACCCTGCCCGCATGTCCATCGCCCTGCTCTTGCTCGTGTCGGCCTTCATCGTCGCGGTCATCGCCGCCGCTGGACGCGCGCCCCTGTGGGTGGCCGTGCTGCTGGTCATTGTCGAACGCCTGCTCAGCGTCCTGCCGCTGCGGTAACGCCGATGCCCGCGCCCCCGGTCCACACCAACGGTCGCAACCAGCTCGACGAGCAACGCCCCGCCACGGCTGAGACCATCCAGACCGACAAGGGTCCGATCGTCGCGCGCACGCCCCGGGGTCCCGCGTCCTGGCTGCCCGAGGCGGCCGAGCTCGAGCCGGAGATCCTGCGCGATCAGGAGCTCGAACACATCCCGGCGCCGCCGAAGCAGACTCGAGTACCCGCCACGCGCGCGGGCAGTCGCAAGACCCTGCGGCTCACCCAGCAGGCTCTCGCGCTCCGAGTCCAGGGGCTGTCAATGCTCGAGATCGGCCAAGCGCTGGGAGTCGCGCCCTCCACCGTGACCGGCTGGTTTGCCACGCACCGGCGCCAAGTGGCCAGTGGCGCGATCGAGACGATGCTGGATGAAATCGCGGTGCCCATCGCGGCGGAAAACTTGGTGCAGGGGCTCTTGGCGGGCGACAAAGACTACACACTCGAGACTCTGAAGGGCCGGGGGCAGCTCAAACGCCACACCGCCGGGGACGCGCGCCCGCCCGGGGACCTGCCTGCCCTGTCGATCATCTTCGAAGCGCCCGTCGCCGTGCAGGTGAACACCGCCGGGCTGCCGCAGGGCAAGATCCTGGGGTCCATCGCCCCACCCCGGGCCGAGTCCACCGTCGCCAGTTCGATTGGCGGGGAGGATCACGACGCGATCGACGTCACCTTGGCCGAGATCCTGCCCTCCGGTCAGCCCGCACTTGCGCACACGCGCACCGATCCGGTGCCCTCGCGCATCCCGACCGAACTCGGTATCGGGCAGCCTGCCCCCGCGACCGAACCGTAGACACCGGCCCCCGCGCGGGTGTAGGCTGTGCCGCATGCCCAGCCGCCTGGCGTCCGATCGCAGCTTGTACACCGCCGCCGCCCGCGCGACGGCCCGTGCCGGTTCGAAGGATCAGCGTCCGGCGCCCAAACCGCCCACCCCCAGCAGCCGCGAAGCCGTGCAGGCGAGTGCCTTGCAAGGGCTGAAAACCCTGATGCGGCGACAAGGACGGACCCGATGACCGTCGAACAAGCTCTACAGTACCGGCTGGCCGCCGCCCGACAGTGGCGACTCGCGACGACATCCCGCGAAACGGTGCGGGCGTTCCGGGCACATCGCATGTGGGATCGCATCGTGGCCCGCAAGGTCGAACAGGAACGCGCCGCCGCTCGCCGCGCCATGCCGGAGCCGATCGAGCCCTTGCCGCCCGACACCGTTTCGGTGTAAGCTCACGGGCATGTCGTACAACTCCGATTCCATTCGCCGATCCGTCCCGTCGTCCCCACTCGGCCAGGGCTCGCTGGCAGGTACGCTGATGCCCGCGCCTGGTGCCCAGCCCCCGATGCTGTCCGCGCTCGATGCACTGCAGATGGCCATCGAACAGGCCGAACACGCGGCCGATCGCCTCATCGACGCGATCACGCCTGTCTCGCGTCAGCCGATGGCTCAGCCCAACACGCCCGGCAACTCCGCAGCCGTCCCCGGCGATAGCGCCATAGTCGGCACCCTGATCGGGCTCCGCATCCGCCTCGACGTGATCACCGACCGCTTGCGCGACGCCCGCGCCCGCTGCGAACTGTAGTACCCTGCCCGGTGTCGCGCCGCCCGGGTGGTACCGGGCTGTGGAGTCAGCAGGCGTCACGGTCCTGCGGCGCGGCTCCAATCCTCACCGCTCTGGTGTAGACTCCCCGCGTGGCCGTTGCCCGTCTCAAATTTGCGAACCCGCTCCCGCTGGTCTCGCTGAAGCACAACCCGTATCAGGTCGCCTTCATGGCGGCGCGGCGCCTCCGAGTCTGCCCCCGGGGCCACCAGTGGACCTACACCTACACCGGCACCAGCCCGGTGCTCAGCTGTCCGGTGTGCCAATCCGCGTCGAAACGGGGCTTCCGCCGCTTCCTCTTGCGCGCCGGACGTCGCGGCGGCAAAACGCGCATCTGTGCGCTGGCGATGATCGAAGAGTTGACGATCCCGTACGTCCGCTGGTGGGCCGCCGCCCCGACGTACCCGATGCTCAACGACTACGTGCTCCCAGCGTTCTTCCAGCAGATCCCACAAGCGTGGCTGGATCACCCGCAGACCGACTGGAGCGAATCCGAACTGACCTTGACGCTCCCCCAGCGGGCGCAGGCGCAGTTCCGGTCGCTGGAAGACGTCGATCGCGGTCGCGGCCCCGGGCTGCACGGGCTCTGGCTCGATGAAATCTCGCTGCTCACGCTGAAGCACTGGGAGACCATCCGCCCGACGCTCACCGAGAATCGCGGCATCCTCATCGCGGGCACCACCCCGCGCGGCCCCGACTGGGTGCACACGACGTTCTACGAAGCCGCCGAGCGCGGCCAGCCCGGCTTCTGGGCGACGCACTACTCCACCCTCGACAACCCGATCATCGACCCCGAAGAAGTCGAAGAAGCGCGCGCGTCGATGACGGATCTGATGTTCCGCCAGGAGTACTTGGCCGACATCGTGACCTTCACCGGCGCGATCTACGGTGAAATCCTGGGCCCGTGCGTCATCAACGGCACCGATGCCGACATGAAGCACTACTTTCCCGAGTGGCCGCGCATCGATCTGAGCCGTCCGAGCGTGACCGGCATCGACCCCGGCACCGATCACCCCTTCGCCGGGGTGCACCTGGTCGCCAGCCCGCGCGGTCTGGTGGTCGTCGGCGACTACGAGCAGCGTCAGAAGCCGTACGCCATTCACGCGCAACAGATTCAGTACATGCGCCGGGGCTTCGATTCGCGCGTCGGTATGGACCGATCGCAGGCGCAGGCGGGCATCGAACTCGCGCTCTACGGGCTCTTCACGCAAACCGCCGACAACGACGTCGTGGCGGGCATCAACCGGGTGTCGGCCTGGATGCTCGCGTCGCATGCGCGTCAGATCATGGGGTCCGACGGCATCGCACGGCCCGGGGGACTCGTGATCCCACGATCGCTGGCGCCGACGCTCGTGAAACGACTCGAGGCGTACCGCTGGGCGGACACGTTGAAGCGGGATGGGTCGCTGCAAAACAAGGAACTCGTTCACAAAAAGGACGATGACCTGCCCGACGCGCTGCGGTACGCCCTGATGACGTATCCCGCGCTTCCCAACACCGATCCGGCGTTCGCGACGTCGGGCCGGGAGCTGATCGGGATGCCGAACGACATGCGCATGCAGGTGGAACGAATGCGGCGCATCGAACAGCAGGAAAAACGCAAGGAACTCGAGGCGATGGCGGCCGACGGGCAGGCCGATGTGCTCATTCCGCTCGGGGACGGGGACGGCGACGACTCGTACGGCCTGTTCACGGGCGATTCCATGGGCGATTTCAACCGATAGGAGCAGTGCGATGTGGATCAGTCGAGCAATGCACACCAGTTTGATCGAAGCGGCGACACAGGAAGCCCGACTCCGGCACGCGTCAGAAGGGCGCGAAGCCGAACTGCGCCGGGAACGCACCGAAATGGTGGCGATCCGGGCCTACCTGGAGACCGAAAACCGCCAACTGCGCGAGCGGCTCATTGAAGCCGAGGCCCAGTCGCGTTCTGGGCAAGCCGTGGCCGCTGTGTGGGCGATTCGCCTGAACCAGCTGCAGACCGAGCGCGATCAGCTCTTCATCCGGCTCGTCCCGGGGGTCGAAATCTTCACCCCGCACGTCACCCCGTCAGGGGCCGGAGCTGTGCTCGAGCCCACCAGCGTCAACTTCGAGCATGATCCCGAGGGTGCAGCTCCGGCGCCCGATCCGATCACCGTCCCAGACGATGACGGGTTCCCGCTGGCGCCGGGCATGGCGTATGATCCGTTCGCCGACGTGCGGGATCGCCCGCCCACGGCGTAGCACAGAGAGGCTCCCCAGATGGCCACACCGTTGCAGCCGTTTCCCGGTTCGACCCCCGCATTCGGCGGGGCCGCGATGGCGCCCTTCCAGGCGCCGCCGTTCAATGCACAAGCCGCAGCCGGGCACCAGCTCGTCAACAAGGCTCCAGATCCGTATGCGATCCTGGGCAGCGACGCGGGTGCGCTGAAGCTGCTCGAAGATACGCGCCGGTTCTGCGATCCGGGGCGTGAAGCCTTCGAATGGGGCTGGTGGCGGTCGCTGCTGTATTTTCTCGGTCGCCAGTGGATCTACTGGGATGCCGGGTCCCGTACCTGGACCGACAAACGCACCGCCACGTGGATTCCCAAGCCCGTGACGAACAAAATCCGCGAGACGTACGACACGATCTACGCCTTGCTCCAGGACATCGATCTGGGGGTCACCGGGCGCCCCGTCGGACGCAGCCCCCTGGCGACGGTAACGGCGGATCTGGTCGATCAATTTGCCCCCCTGCTCTCCGATGAACACAACATGCGCACCAACATGGGGTTGGCCGACTTCTGGGCCATCCTGCTGGGCAATGCGTACCTGCACGTGCACTGGGATCGCGACGATCCCCGCAATGACATGCAGGTGCCCGTGCTGCAGTGCCGGGCGTGCCAGTCGGTGGTCCCGCCCGATGCGGTGAAAGCGGCCAAGGGCGCGTGCCCGACGTGTGGCATGCGGGCGGTCGCGCCGGTGCCCGGCCAAATGCAGACCGTGAACATCGGCGCAGGCCGCACCTTGGTGGTGTCGCCCTTCGAACTGCTGCTGCCGCTGTATGCCCAATCGTTTGACGCCGTGGATCGGCTGATCTTCTCGACCTGGCTGCCAAAACACGAAGTCGAAGCCCTGGCCCCCGAGGCGTCGAAGCGCATCGCGTGGACCCTGACCCCCACGCAGCGCTCGCTGCAGCTGTACAAGTCGCTGGCCATCCAGTCGGATCTCCCGATGTCTCCGCAGACGTGGCAGGGGGGCGGCGGGGGCGGTGAACAGCAGACCGAAGGGGCAACGGTCCAATATCTCTGGGTCAAAGCGTGCAAAACGTACCCCCAGGGCGTGTGGCTGCCGTTTGTCGGCGAAGGGCAGAGCGCCGTTCCGGTGCGCGAGCTGATCGAGCGCGATTCACCCGAGGGCCAGTCGAAGCCGATCATCCCCTACACCCGCAAAGACGGCAGCGCCCTCTGGCCCTGGGTTCACTACCCCTACAAAGCCGTCGCGGGGCGTCTGTACGGGCAGTCGGCCGTTGATCCGATTCTGCAGAAGCAAGATCAGCTCAACCAGATCGACTCGATGACGATTCTGTCGATCAATCGCATGGGGAACCCCATCTGGATGGAGGAAAAGGGGGCCCAGGTCGAACGCTTCACCGGCGCGCCCGGTGTCGTGGTGCGCTGGCAGCGTGTGGGCCAGAATGGCGGCGAGCCGAAGCGTCTGGATGGTCTCAACCCGCCGCAGTCGTTCTTCACGGTGCGCCAGCAGTTTCTGGCCGACATCGAAGAGGCAGCGGGCACGTACGATGTCGTGAAGGGGGCGAAGCCCACGGGCGTCGAGGCGTTCTCGGCGCTGCAGCTGCTTGTGGAGCGCTCGCAGTCGCGCTTCACCCCCGTGTTTAAGTCGCGGGGCGAGGCGTACCGCCAGTGGTTTGAGCTGGCTCTGGAGCTCGAGCGTGGGTACGGCCCCACCGAGCGGCTCCGGGCGGTCATGGGCCCCAACCGATCCTGGACGATGCAGACGTTTCAGCAAGCGGACCTCGATGGTTCCATTACGGTCGTAGTGGAAGACGGCAGCACGACGCCAAAGACGGCCCTGGGGCGTCGGGCGGCGATGGAGCACGCGAATCAGCTCGGATTGCTCAACCCGGCGATGTCGCCCGACCAGTCGTACGCGATGTTGCTCCAACTTGGTGTCCCGGAGCTCAATCCGACGCTCGACAGCGACGTCAACTCGGCCCTGCAAGAACAGCAGATGGTGGAAGAGTGGGCGAAGGCGGGCATGAAAGGCGATCCGCCCCTGGTGCGGATGCCGTGGCACGACGACGCGACGCACTTCAACGAACACCGCAAGTGGATGAACTCTGACGCGGTGCGCGACATGCTGCAGCAGGCCGGGCAGGGTCCGGCGTTCATGGTGATCGTCAACGCGTTCGGGGCCCACCTGGGCGAACACGAACAGATGATGCTCATGAAGCAGCAGCTCATGGCGATGGGGCAGGCCGGTCCTGACACCGGCGGCGCGCCCGCCAACGACGGTCCCGGAGCCGGGCAGGCGATGCGTTCCTCCAATGCCAACTCCAAGCCACGTCAATGAGCCCCCTCGATTACGAATTTGACATCGTGATTACAATTTCGTAAGGTCAAGCCCCATATCCCCTCTCGTACGGGGAGAAAGGGCTTTGACCGATGCGAATTCCCAGCTTCCGAACCTTCTACGACACTCCGGGTGATCCGGGCGCCGGTGGTGGCGGTGTGACGCCCCCCGCGCCTGTCGCTGCACCCGCCCCTGTTGCCGCTCCCACGGGTGCTCCCCCCGGGCCGCCACCCAGCCCTGTCGCCGCGCCGATTCCTGGAACCCCGAACGCTGGGACGCCTCCGGCACCGACGCGGTTCACGTACGACGACGATCGCACCAACTGGGTGCCGCCGACTGCCGTTGAGCAGCAGGTGGCCCAGGCTCGACTCGAGGCTGACCGCTACCGCGCGATGCTCGAAGCGGGCACCGGTGTGCGGATGCCCGAACGTCAGGCCCCCGTGCCCCGGGAGATTCAAGAAGCACGCCAAACGATGGAGCGCATTTATCCCGGCATGGGCGAATTCCATGCGGTGATGCCCTATCTGATGCAGGTGGCCAAGAGTCTGCAGGGTGCCAATGTGGACCCCCGCCAGCTCTCAGGTTTGCCCGACATCTTCGCCGGAACCCAGCACCAGTGGGAACGGCACGCGACGACCACCCTCGAACCGATTCACGCGGCCATTGCGCAGGACTACGGGCTGCAGCAGCTCACCCCGCGCCAGGCCCGCACGATCACCCAGGATTTCGTGTCCTGGATCGAGGAAGACCCGACGCGGCAGGCGCGCTACACCCGGGGCGATCGCAATCTGGGCACGGAATACCTCAACGACTACCGAACCGGCTTCATCAACCCGCTGCGGGCCACGTCGGCCGCCGCCGGGGTGCAGGCCGGTGCGCGGGCTGCGGGCCTTCCCCCAGCCCCCCGGAGCTCCGGCATGGTGCCGCCTCCGGCGCCCAAGCCCGAACTGACGCCTGACCAGGTGCACGATGCGGCCTGGCAGCAGTTCAGTGCGTCGCTCCAGGGCTAAGACACCCGTTCGATTCTGAGAAAGCGAGCTCCCCACTATGGCAGGCGCAAATACCGTTACCGTTGATGGCCTTCTGAAGACCAACTACGAAGGCTTCATCGCGAAGCAGGTCAACGACAAGAACCCGCTGAAGGAACTGTGGCGCACCGAGACGGTGCCCTACGGCGGCAGCGAGACCGAGTACACCGCCCACGTCAGCCGCAACGTCTCGCCGATGTTCACCGGTGAAGACGGCGCGATGGCCGAAGCCGGAGCCCAGGGCCACGTCAAGGTGCGCGTCCAGCAGAAGAAGCTGATGGGCCGCATCCGCATCACACCCGAGGCGATCTACGACACCAGCAAGGGTGAGTACGCCTGGAAGCAGGCGCGCAAAGACGAAATGGACGGGCTGATCAAGGACCTGGCCCGTCGCGAAGAGTACGCCCTGACCCTGGACGGTCGCGGTGTGCTGGCGCGCGTCGATGATGGCTCGCCGTCGGGTGCGACGCTGGTCGGGGTCGATGCCCCGGGCGGCATCACGAACGACAACTTCGGCAACCGCTTCATCATGGCGGGCATGTTCGTCGGCTTCGTCAACCCGACCACGGGTGCGCTCCGCACGGGCATCCGCAAGGTCGTCAGCAACGCGGCGGCCGGTGACAGCATCACGCTCGATTCGGCGCCGGATGCGTCGGTCGCCGACAACGACTACATCGTCCAGGCGGCCAACTCGAGCGTCACCGATGTGCTCGACACCAGCTACGAGAACGCCTTCTGGGGCATCGTGGCCCTCATCGACAACGGCACCTACCGGAGCAACTACTTCGGCGTGGACCGCGATGTCTACGACGCCTTCAACAGCTACGTGAAGGCGGCGACCGGCCCGCTGTCGCTCGACGTCATGCAGCAGGCGGCCGATGTGGTCGACCAGAAGCTGAACGGCAAGACCGACTTGCTGATGATGCACCACGCGATCCGGCGGGTGTACATCGCCATCCTGCAGGCCGATCGTCGCTACTCCGGTGCGGCGCTCGCGCGGCCGGACGGCGGAACGGTGGCGTTCAAGCAGGGCGATCTGACGATGGGCGAAGTGCCGATCAAGGCCCTGCGCGACCTGCCGCTCGACATGGTGTTCGGCTACGACTCGCAGAACTCCGGCGCGGTGAAGTACGAATCCGAGCCGGGCAAGTGGGTCGACGAAGACGGCCGCATCCTGGTGCGTGTGGGATCGGGCAGCTCGGCGCGTGACGCGTTCGAAGCCTGGTACCGCATCCGTCGGCAGTACCACATCCGGTACCCGGCGGTGAACTGGCGCCTGGACGGCATCACGGGTCAGACGATCATCGTCGTCCGACCGGCGGGCGACTAACACCCGCTCTGTTCCACCCTCAGCCCCGGGCCGCTCCTTCAAGTCATCGAAGGGCGGCCCGTGGTGTTCAGGGGTACGACTCGTGAAGGCCCCCCGCGAGGGAACTAGTGGGGGCCATCCTTTGCTTGACACCATCCCGGTGCCTCCCCCATACTGGGGCGCATGACTGGCAACATCATCCAGATTTTCAATCGCGCCCCGTTCGGGCTCATCGCCACCAAAGACGGCCGCGATTTTCCGATTCCGCCGGGCTACTCCCACATCACGAGTGACCTGCTGCGGTTTGCCCGCGAGCAGAACCCCATTCCCGGCAGCGAAGACCCCTACACGACCTCCTTCGAGTCGTTCATTTCGGTGGTCGCGCCCAAGGGGCGGCCCCAGAAAGACTCGCTCGAGACGGTCTCGCAGGACATGATCGACTTGCTGCCGAAAGAGCGCATCAACCGCGCGATGCTGAGCCCCGAAGCTCAGCAGGCAGAAACGATGGCGACATCCGGCTTTCCCCGGGGTCGCATCGGGGTGGAGAACGCGACGCCTGGGATGGTTGATCCGGGCAAGTTTGACGGCTAACCCATGAGCACGACACGAAAGAAGAAGGCCAAGGCTGCCCCACCGCGCACCGCTGTGGTGACGTTCCTGGTGACGGCGGCAACGGCCACGGTGTATCGACACCCGCGCGTGCACGACTGGCGCTTTGCGGCCTATGACGACAAGCAGACCCCGGTCGCCAAGGGGCGCGGCTACAGCCGCCGGTGGTCAGCGGTGCGGGGCGTCAAACGGGTCTTCCCTGCGGTGACCGTCGCGGTCGCGGCAGAGTGAGCTGCGCCGCAGGGCCTCCCCCTGCGTAGGGTCCCGGTGTGGCTCCCGAGCCGGGCAGATTCGGGACACTTTTTGCTACCATTTGGAGGGATTTCATGCCGATTGACAAACCGTACGCTTACCACTTGCCATCCGCTGATGGCCTGGCCCGCATTACTCGGCTCCGTGAGCATTTCAGCGAGACCGAACGGCTGATCCGTGAAGTGTGCGTCGATGCGGAAGGGAAGCCGACACGTCAGCAGTCGATTGCGTTGACGAAGAACGAAGAGACCGCCATGTGGGCGATCAAGGCTGTCGTGTTCAACGATCCGGCCTCTATCGTCGCCCCGTAACAGTTAGCTAGTTGCGACGCGGGCGCCTCAACCCCCGCGCACCCGGGCCGACTGGGTACACGACCGAAGGTAGTTAGGCGAGTGACTTAGAGGGCCGACAAGGGACGCAAGTCGGTTGCGGGATCTCGTCAGTGTTGTGCGGTCGCTGGTCGGGTATGTGAGAAGGCTGTCCAGCTGGCAGCCGGTTGGTTGGTACGAACTGCGCATTTTGCCGGGCGCGACCTCTTCTCCCCAGGAGCACGTGACGTGAGTAACCATGGCGGATGGATCGGTGTCGACTTCGACGGCACCTTGGCAACGTACGACGGCTGGCACGGCCCCAATCACACCGGGCAGCCGATCCCCGAAATGGTCGAACGGGTGAAAGCCTTCCGCGAAGACGGCATCCCGGTGCGGATCTTCACCGCGCGGGTGTACAACTCGGGCCGGTCAGGCGCTGCCGCTGAAGTTGCCCACGCCACAGCGGTGATCGAGCAGTGGTGTCTGGAGCACATCGGCGAAGTGCTGCCGGTCACCTGCCAGAAAGATTTCGGCATGATGCGCCTCTACGACGATCGCTGCGTGCAGGTCGAAACGAACACCGGTAAGGTGCTGGGCCGTGAATAACCCCGCGCGCGACTTCTGGCTGGTCGACGCCAATCCGCACAATCTGCCCGAGCCGCCCCAGTGGTGGCAGCGGATGGTGCTCGACTACGACAAGATGCTCCGGCTGATGCCCTCACAGACCGATCGGGCGTACCGGCTCTGTCGGCTGGTGCGCGCGCAGGCCCGGCTGGGGCTCAAAGCGGCCGTCATCCACACACACCCCGACACCACCGCCTGTATCCGGTTCGGCATCGTGCCGATCATGACGCTGGTACCCGACGCGGTGCACTCGGCGAACATCATCGCCACCCTGCGGTCTCGCGACCTCTGGGGGATGCACGGCGGCGACCCCCACAAGATCGTGGATGCCCTCGAGGCTGACGAAGCGGCCCGGGAAGCCCGCGAGAACGCCGAGACCGCCGCCTGGCAGGACGAGATCCTGTCGGACAGCTACCGGCACGTCAAGGAGGGCTTCCGGCCGTTCGTGCAGCTCCCGGCACCCTCCAACCCCCTGCGTTGCCTGCCACAGCTCCCCAGCGAGCTTCCAGGGCCCCTTGCGCGCCGATTACAAAATCGTGTACCGTCTGTCTCGCCCCCCACGGCGAGCCCGGCGGCTGAGTAGACGACCGCTCCCCGACGACTTTCCTCCCATGGGCTGGCAGGATGCTCATGGCTATTTCCGTTCAGGACGGCGTACTTGCGTGGCGCCGGATCAGCAACTCGGTTCTCAATCTCGCCCCCTTCGTCAGCTTCATCTTCACGGCCCTCAAAACCTGGCTGGCGCAGCATGGCGGCAACCCCGACCTGCAGATCGTGCCGTTCGCGTCCCTGAGCGATTCGGAAACGGTCATCGCCGACGCCGCGTGCAAGCTGTACGGTCTGGTGCTCGTCAAGCAGGGCGCGGCCACGGCGACCTTCAGCAAGCTGACCGACTCGGCCTCGGCTAGTTCGGATGCGAGCTCGGAACTGCGCTTCTGGTCGAACGCGGTTGGCCAGGAACAGGCATTCGTGTGGCCCACGGGGCTCAACTTCGCCAACGGCATCACGATGCAGGGCAACACGACCGCGAACGGTGGCACCACGTCGGGCGCGGATGCGTGCCTCGGCTTCTGCGTCATCGGCCGTCCGTAAGACTCGGCAATTCGGCTGCTCCCCAGCAGGGGGGACCGGTGGGCGTTCCTGCCGGTCCCCGACTTTAGAAAGGTTGAACGATCATGGCAGTTCGCTACCTCGAAGCTCCCGCAGACACCACCGCTCGCGCCCTCGTGGCGCCCCCGCTGCCCAACGTCGCCGGACTGGTCTACAACCAGGCCACGAGCCAGCTCGAAGTCAACCCCCCGGGCGCGACTGCCGGGTGGAAGCCGGTTCCCGATGCGTACTCGAGTGTGCAGACCATCCGCACGCGCGTGACCATCGCCCAGGCCAACGCCGGGGTCGACATTCTGGCCGCGAAGACGGGCTACAAGATTCGCGTGGTCGACTGGACGATGATTGCCATTGGCGGCAACGCGGCCACGGCGACGTCGGTGCGCCTGCGGGCCACCCAGAGCGCCTCCACGGTGTCGCTCGCGGTCGTGCTCATCGCGGCCCTCACCCGGTCGACGGCGGTCAAGCCGAACAGCGCGAACGTCACCAACCTGGCTGACGGCGCGGCGTTCGTGGCCAACGATGCGGCCACGGCGATTCGGCTCGACGTCGACAACAACAACCTGGCGACTGCGACCCACGTCGACGTCATTCTCCAGTACGCGCTCGAAGCGGCGTAATCGGGGGCTCCATGGGTTCCGATTACCGCGAACAGCTCCAGCGCTACACGAATCGGAGCGTCTCGGGCCACGTGACGGCGGCGGCGACGGGTACCACGGCGGTCATCGCCAACCGTGCGGGCTGGACGACGTACATCCAGCGCATCGCCGTCAACGTCATCACGTCGGCCGCGCAGACGGCGATCTTTCAGTCCATCACGACGGACATCCCGCTCTTCACGTTGCCGTCCACACCGGGCGTCGGCGATCGGGACGTGGATTTCGGGCCGGAGGGGTACGCACTCCCCGCCGGTGAGGGACTCGAGTACATCCTGAGTGGTGCGGGCAATGCGTTCTCGTACTCCATTACGGCGTACCAGAAGCTGACCCCGAACACGTCGATCTCGCTGGCGTCGCTGCAGTCCAGCTAAGGGGGCGCGATGGGCGACTACTCGCGCAAGCTCGACGCCTACGGCAACGTCGACATTTCGACCGGGTACACCATCCTGGCGGCGACGGACTACGTAAGTCCTGAAGCCAAGGTGGCCGGGGTCACTGGCTGGACGATCTACGTCCAGAAGATCCTGGTGGCGGTGACAACCGACAACGCGGCGACGCAGCAATTCGAAGACAACGCGGGGACGCCAATCATCGCGGCGAAGACCAAGGCGTCGCCGGGCATCGGCCCCATCGAGTTCGACTTCGGGCCTGACGGCTTCCCGCTCACGGAGAGCAAGTCGCTGATGCACCGGATGTCGGCCGCCGGAATGGCCGCGTCGATCACCATCACGGGGTACATGACGCCCACAGCGGTCGACCCGGCATAAGTTCACCCTGAAGGGGGTCCCATGGCGGGGCAGATTGCGACACTGTTGCGGGCGGTTCGGTCGAACCTGAAGGAACCGATCCCGGTCTTCTGGACCGATCAAGAGCTGCTGACCTACATGAACGCCGGAGCGCAGGATCTCTGGCGGGCCATCACCGACCTGTACGAGCATCACTTCTCGCGTGTGGTCGAGACCCCCTTCATCGAGGCGAACACCAGCACGGTGTCGGGGGTGCCGACTGACTGCTACAAGGTGGTGCTGATCGAGCCGCGCGTCATCGGGGCGGCCAGCGTCAACCCATCGCTGATCTTCAAGCCGATGGACTGGACCGATCCTCGGTTTCAGAACGCGCGCGCCGGGCGGGCCCATGCGTCTCGCGACGGCATCATCTACTACACCTTGTTCGGGCCGGGCGCGCCGGAAGAGGCGCCGCAGATTCGCATCGGGCCGCAGCTGAGCGATGCGGTGCTGCTGAGCCTGACGTACAACTACACCCTGCCGTGGTTCGACGAGACCGACACCAACCCGATCCCGGGGATGGCCGACCATGCTTTGATCGCGTGGACGACGGCGTACGCTCGAGCCAAGGAGCGTGAAGACGGCGCCCCCGATATGGTGTGGCTGAACATTTACGGCACCGAAAAAGTGAACCTCATCAAACAGCTCCCGCCGCGCCAGGTGCAGGAACCCGACATGGTGTACGGCATGTTCGAGGGCTGGGGCCCGGGAGACTGGGACTAAGCCATGGCCGACGGGAAGAAGCCCACCGACACACCCAGTTTTGCACGCGACACCAAACCGGGGCCGCGCCTCATCCTGGCGAACATCGGGCAGCTCGGCGTCCGGCTGGACCCCAACCCGCTCACGATGCCGGACGGCAGCTGGCGACGGCTGCTCAATGGCGACTTTGCCGGAACCGGGACACGGACGCGCGCGGTACGTGCGGAAGGCGGCGTGCGCAAGCGGGGCGGGCTCGTACCGTGGAACGCGACTGCGATGCCCGGCGGCGGCATCGTGACGGCCGCGTCGATCCCGTTGCCGAGTGAAATGGATCTGACGCCGACGCTGCTGATGGGTGCCAACCGTGATTCGGGCAGCCCGTCGGGCGTGAGCTGGGTGAGCTCGGTCGACGGCTCCACGTGGCTGACGACCCTCACGACGGCATTCACCCCGCGACCGATGTACATCGGGGCGGCTTCGGCGGGACTCGGCGAGCAGCCCCCGAGCCGGGCAGCCACGTATCGCCGATCGGTGTACTACCCCGCCGACGACTACACGCGACTTGCGCCGATGACCGAGCGCCCGCCACTGGCCAGCTACCAGGCCGGGCAGGGGTACGAATTCGGGGTCCTGCAGGACGCGAGCGGCGTCGTGGGCTTCCAGATCACCGACATGACCGTGGTCGGCACCACGCTGTACTACGTGGGCTTCTACGCGGGATCAGTGTCGGGCTCTCGAGTGTACAGCCTCGACCTACTGACTGGCACCACGTTGGAGATCGGCGGCACCCCGCCGGACCCCGCCTGGTGTGTGACGGCGTACCAGGGCCGCATCTGGATCGGCACCGTCGAAGGGCTGAGCTCGGGTGTCGGTGGGGTGTACTCCATCAACCCCGCAAACGAGTCGTCCTGGCGCTTCGAGTACCAGAACCCGATGGCCGGGCGGCGCCATGTCATGGGTCTCGCGGTCTGGAATGGCGAGCTGTACGCCCTCGGGGGCAACTACAACACGGCCGGTGTGGCGGCGCAGATCAGTCGGCGCACCGCTGTGGGAGTCTGGACCGAAGTCTTTACCGCGCCGGTCACCGGCTCCGATCAGTGGTTCTGTGGCTGGATCGACCACGGCGGGGAGTTGTACGTCGGCTGGTGTCATGCGACCGCGACGACGGGCGCGCGCATCTACAGCACGAATTCTGGTACCGCTTGGAGCACGGCGCTCAACATCGGCACGACCTACGCCCTGAAGCGGCCGGGGCAGCCGGTCGAATTCAATGGGGATTTGTACTGGCCCTGTTTTGGTCCGGCGGCAGCTGATGCCAGCGACGGCGACGACTTCATCTTGAAGCGCACGGCGGCCACCGGTGTCTGGTCGCAGGCCCTGACCAACACGGGCCTGAACGGCATGGCCGCGTTATATTATCCGAGCCTGTAACCCATGGCCTTCACCATCGTTCAAGCGCAGAGCAGCTTCCACATCCTGGACGATGACGGGGATGTGTACACCACCCTGGTGCTGCCGACGGGTGTGACGGTGGACCCGAGCATCCGGGCGCAGTTCACGCCGCTCAATGGCAAGCTCGTGATTACCCGCGCGACCAGCATCAACGTGTGGGTGGACCCGGAAGACTTCAGCGTCCGGCCACTCGCGGTGTTGCCGCCGGTGGCCCCGCCGGTGATCGCGGCCGGTTCCGGGACCGGCCTGACCGGCACGTACTACGGCGCGTACAGCTACGTGGTCATCATCAACGGGGTTGTGGTGCAGGAGTCGCCGCGCTCGCCGCTCAGCTTGCCGGTGACCCTGACCAACGATGACGTCGACTGGTCGAACCTGGTGCCGAGCACCGAAGCGCATGTGAACGGATACCGGCTGTATCGCACGGTCACCGACGGCGATCCCACGGTGCTCTTCGAAGCGCAGCAGGGCGGCGGTGCGGGGACCACGTTCACGGGCGACGCGACTCCCGATGCGGCCCTGAGCCTGTTGCCTGCGCCTGACGCGGGGAACGCTCCTGGCGGCACCATCCCAGGTACCCGGCTGTCGCTCATCACCGCATGGCGCGAACGCCTCTGGGCCGTGAGCTCCGATCCCAGCCAGCGCGATCAAGTCGCCTACACCGAGTCGGGCAACCCGTTCGTGTGGCGCGCGGCCAACCGCATTCCGATCCCGGTCAAGGGCCAGGACGAGTGGGGCATCACCGGATTCTTGCCGCGTCGCGACGAGCTGGTCGTCACCAAGCGATCGCGCTTCGTCAAGATCCTGGGCGACAGTAATGAAAATTTCGAGGCCCTGGTACTCGCCGAAGGGGTCGGCTGTGCGGCGCCGGACTCCTGCATCGTCATCGAAGACATGGGGTATTGCCGGAGCACCACCACGGTGTACGAAGTGGGCCCGGCCGGTGTGCTCGACATCGCGGCGGGCAAGGTCGGGGCGTGGTTCCAGACCGACGCGCAATTTGACGTGCGCAGCGTGGGCATTCTGAACACGATCGGCAGCTGGAACCCGGTCACCGACGCCTACGAATTGCAGATGCCGGTCGCGACGCAGGAATCCGACAACCCCGATCCGAGCCACTGGGCGGCCTTCAACCGGCGGTACCGGGAGTGGACCGGCGCGCACTTCACCGGCGCGGCTGAGATCACAGCCCGGGGAACCTATCGGGATGAGGCGGGCACCCTGCAGCCGCTGCTGGGCGGGAGTGACGGCTTCCTCTACAAGATGAACCAGGCGCCTGCGTATGACGCGGCCGGGAGCGCGCCCGGCACGGTGGTCGGCATCGCGATCGACTGGCGTACCAAGCGGTACACCATGGGCACGCCCGACCAGTTCCACGTCTGGGGCCGTATCACCATCCACCAGCGGGCGCAGGGCGACGGGGCCGACGGAGTGGGCGAACCGGCGTACGCGCACCTCTTCAGCGGGGCGATCGATGAGCGCAATCTGTACGTGAACAATGCGATCGAGACCCCGTTCTTTGTGGCGGCCCTCACCCTGACGAAAGGGCGTGTGGAGCTGCCCCGGGCCGGTGTTGGACAATCGGTGATGCTCTGGTTCCGTCACAACTTCATCGCGGACCCCACGACAGGCGGGATCACGGGTGTTGGGGACTCCCCGTCTGACCTGGAGCTCTGGGCGATCGAAATCCCCTTCACCACGGTCGGGCGGCGGTGAGCGATGCCAGTCGTTCGCTGGCGTAAAGCCTACGAGGTTCCCAACGAGTGGACCCCGCGCGCGGCCGAGTCGGTGCGCAAGGAGTTCGAGCGGCTGTACCAGTACCTGAGCCAGCTGTCGGCGGAATTTCAGGATCTGGTGATCGAGATCGAAGAGATCGGGGCCGATGTGGTGGGCCCGGGCTCGAGCGTCGATGGGGAAATTGTCCTGTTCGACGGCACGACCGGCAAGCTCATCAAAGCCGCGACGGGCACCGGGGTGGTGTCGGCCACAGCCGGAGTGTACAGCGTCTCGACCCTGACGGCGCTGCTCGATGCGCTCCTGGGGTCCGCGCAGGGCACCGTGGCCTTTCGTGGCGCGGCGGGCTGGGAAGGGCTCGCGCCGGGTGCTGCGGGTGATGTGTTGACGTCGGGCGGGGCGGGAGCGGATGTAAGCTGGGCCGCCGGGGGCAGTGGGGGCGTGTGCAGCCCGCTGACCGATGGCGACCTGCTCTCCCCCGAGCTGATCTTCGCATCCGGCGACGTGATCATGGTGTGCGTATAATGCGAGGCGATCTATGGCCCTTCTGAGTGATGTCATTCAACGCGGCACCTTGGCGGCTCGACCGGCGGCGACAGCAGTCGCGACCGGGACGCTGTACTTCTGCTCGGACTCGGGCAATTTCCGGTCGAACGGCACCAGCTGGGAGTCGATCGACGGTGCGGGCGGCAGCGACTTCATTTCGCGTCACCTGAACGCCTGGGGCGCGTGCTTCACGTCGGGCACGCCGACCGACTACACCGTGGGCACCACGATCACACCGACCGAGACCGGCACGCAGACGGCGGTACTGGCCAGTACCAACCTGATTCTGAACTACGCCTCGGGCGCGGTGAGCGGCAATGACGCCGGGATTCGAAGCTCCCAGCTCTTGCTCTGTCAGCCGATTCTGAACCCCGATTTCCAGGCCGTGATCCGGTCGCCGTCGACCATGACGAACGTGCGCATCTGGGCGGGGCTCATCAGTGCGGTGAACACCAATTCGGATACGCTCGCGGGCCATGGCGCGTGTTTCCGCTATTCGACGGTGGTCGGCGATGCAGGCTGGCTGCCCATCACGCGCGACGGCGCGACCCAGAACCCGGGCACGGCGATCGGCACGGTCGTGGCCGACACTCTCTACCGGCTGCGCATGCGGACGCTCGATGCTGGAGTGACGTGGAAATTCTCAGTCAACGGCAGCGCGGAGCAGGATGTCGTGGCGAACGTGCCCGGTACGACGACCAGTCTCGGGTTTGACGTGCGGGTGTACACCCAGACGGCGGGCTCGCGCAACATCGGCATGTCGCGGATTCAACTGCAGTACGGCGCGGCGGTGTAACCGGTGGCCCGGACCAAACCCCGGCTGATCCTGCAGCGCGGCACAACGGCGGCGAAGCCTGCGGCGACGACGGTCGACATCGGGACGTTGTACTGGGACACCACGCTGGCCGTGTGGTCACGCTCGAACGGCACGACCTGGGACACCATCATCGACGACGGCGACTGGACCTCGGTCGCGCACGGCTCGCTGACCTTCACCGCGCAGTCGGGGAGCTGGACGGTCGATAGTGGCGACCTGGCGTACTTCAAGTTCAAGAAGGAAGGCGCGAAGGTTTCGTTGAAGGGGGCGATCACCGGGAGCTCGGTGTCGGCCACCCCGACCGAGCTGCGGGTCACCGTGCCCGGCATCACGTTCGCAGGCAATGACTCGTTCGGGTTCACGGTGTACACGGGCGATGGCTTCACCACGCAAGACACCGGGCAGTCGATCTGCCGCGTCTCGAGCGGGCTGCTCGTGTTCAAGCCGCGCACCGGTGGCACGTGGGGAACGACAACCAACCAAACCGGCGTGATCTGGAACCTGGTCGGGGAGTGTGCTGTATGAGTCTGCCGGATTTCTCTGCTCAATTCGCCCGCATCGCCGCGCTTGCGGAGGCCGCGCCTGGTGAGGATCTCGAGACCATCACCCAGGAGCTGCGGGCGGCGGAACGTGGGCTGCGCACCGCGATCGGCAAGCTGAAGATCGACGTGTCGGTCATCGTGCCGAAGTTGGGGACGGTGGGCATCACCCCCGCCGGGCTGTACGTCGAAGAGGAAGGCCAGCTGCAGGTCAGTGCCTTCGTGTCGGCGGCCTTCATCTTCGCGACGTACGCCGCGATGCCTACGCTGGTGGATGCCGTGGAAGCGGCTTTGTCGCCGACGCGGGGACGAGCAGGAGCTGTGCTACACTCCCGCGCGTGACGCGCCTCAGCTCCCCAGCTGATCCCCCCACGTTCCCCGAACGGGCCGACGATCCGGCCTTCACCCGCTCATTGCAGCCGGGCGACATTCTGCTGTACAGCGGACAGAGTGTCTTCAGCTGGATCATCCGGGCTAAAACCTGGTCGCACATCACGCACGTCGAAGTGGCGATCCCGACGCCCGAAGCACCGTCGCTGGTCGCGGCATCCCGGAACGGTGTGGGCTGCGGGCTGTACCTCTTCAACCCGAAGAATCTCGCGCTGGTGATGCGGCCGGTCCTGGGGCAGCACACGTTCGACGCGACCGCTGCGCTCGAGTGGTACACCCGCGAGAAGATCGGCGAGCAGGGGTACGACTGGATCGGGCTCCTGAATTTCACTTACGCGCGCGCAGTCGACCGGGACAACGGCCGGATGTTCTGCAGCGAATTTGCCGTTCGGTTCACCCGCAAGGGGGGGCTGGATCTGTTTCCCGAGCAGGACGCCGACACCATCGCCCCGCGCGACCTGCGACTGACCACGCGCCTCTACCCCGCGTGGCGATCGGCGGCGGAATGGGCGACGTTTCACGAACAGAAGGCGTACACATGAAGTGGGGATGGATTGGTCGGCAGATCACGAAGCTGGCGAAGTGGGCGGCGCGCGACCCCAAGGTGCAGGAAGCCGTCCTGCGCAAAATGCTGAAGAAGCTCGCCAAAGGGGTCAAGGACGAGAAACAGCCGGTACCCCGGTGCCAGGCCAAGGAATCCGAGTCGGGGCGCCTCTGTGAGCTGCCGGTAGGCCACGGGCCCATGCACGAAGCCGAGCACGGCACCAGCAGGCTCAACTGGTGGCCCTGAGCCGGGCGATCACGGTTTTGTAATTTGCGATAGAATCCCCCGGCAGGAGCGACTATGGCTGGGATGTTTGTAGGCGGGGCCGATACCGGGTCTGACGACGGGTACGAGTGGGTCCCACATCCCACCACCGGCCGGATGATCCGACAGCGTAAGACGGTGCAGGCCAGTGGCCAGGCCCCGTTGCGTGGCGGAAGCAAGTCACTCAGCCCGAACCATATCTGGGGGCTCGACCCCTCGGGGGCGTCGGCCGCACAGGTGTACGGCGGCGGCAGCGCTGGGGTGTCGGGCGGCAACGGGCAGGATGACTTCTACGTCGGCGCCGACGGCATGAATTACGCCACCCCGCGTGGCGGCAGTGGCACGGCGCCCAGCGCGTCGCAGCAGCAGTCCAACGCGGCCATGCAGGCGCTCATCAACGAAATTCGCGGCGGCGGCAAAGACGGCTACGAAGGCGCCCAGACCCCGGTCGTGCGCTCGGGCACCGGCGCGGAGCCGTACGACATGGCGGCCGAGAATC